TAGAGTTAAACAATATCTTGAGGAGATGTTTATTCGTCAAGTAGAGGTAAATGATAATGAATCGGACGATATGATAGCGTATTATTGTCAGATTTCTGAAGATGAGACAAAAACTATATTCTCGGCAGATAAAGACTTAACCCAATTAATCTCTGAGACCGTACAAGTCTATTCACCGTCACAAAAACAAATGATTAAGTTCGGAGATAAGGTTAAGTTAAAAGATATCTCTATACCCCACCAAAACGTGAGTACGTTTAAGATTATCTCTGGTGATAAGTCAGATAACATTGATGGTATATATTATTTCGGTGAGAAGACATTTTCAAAACTTTTTCCTGAGATAGTTGACTCCGTGGTTTCTGTTGACGATATTTTACAAAAAGGTGAAAAACTACACGAGAATGATAAAGACAATAGAGCACTACAAAACTTGTTATCGGGAAAGACAAAGAGAGGGGTATATGGAGAAGAGTTTTATGTTATCAACAAACAACTCGTGGACCTTTCACAACCTTTGTTGACAGAAGAAGCAAGGGAACTCGTACAACTTTATTATAAAGAAGATATTGACCCTGAGGGAAGGGGATATCAGAATCTCATGAGAATGATGATGAACGATGGACTATTCAAATACTTACCTAAAACAGACAACGCATGGGTGTATTTCTTGACACCTTTTATGAAACTTACAAGAAAAGAAAAACGAAGATTTAAAAAAACAAAAAACTAATTAAAAACAAAAAACATGAGTAAAGAAAAGAATGAAATCACGAAGATGGAATTTTTGTTGACATTAAACGACAACATCATCGTACAAAGGTTCTACAACGTTAAGGGGTTTAACGAAGATGTTAAAAACAGTATTGATTTACACGAAACTGTTAGTGACATTTATGACAAAATCCACGAGGGGTTGAAGGCTAAGACGGTTTGGTATATGTTGGACAATCAGTATCAAATTATGACTGACCCTATGATACTTGAAACCTCTATGACTGAAGACGATGAGACGTTTAATATTTACATTAAACATAACGATAACATTATTTTTCATCGTGGATGGGACGGAAAAACATACCCACCAAAAGTCAGATATACCGTTGATGTGCGACCACACCTAAAGTACGTGTTGAAGTCGTTGACTGAGGTTTGCTCATCTGACAAATTGACATGCGAATATCAAGATTATACCTTCGCTTAAGCATATTTATTTAAACAACCTTTTAATAATTTCAATCAATATGTCAAAAGAAAAAAATTTTGGATACCTCGGCAATACATTTCAAATTCAATTACTTAATAACATCGTTCTTTATAAGGACTTTGCAACGTCCATTGTTGATGTAATCGAGCCAAAATACTTTGACAACCAGTACTTTAAGTTGATTATGCAAATTCTGAAGGAGTATTATGTAAAGTACGAACATACACCTTCATATAATACACTAGAACAACTTGTTAAATCTGAAGTGTCATCACCTATGGCACAGAAGATGGTGTTGGATATGATTGACCAAGTAAAGGAGGCACCTATAGAAGGGGAGACGTTTGTTCAAGAAAAGGCTTTAAAGTTTTGTAAACAACAAGAACTTCAAAAAGTTATGGGTAAAGCTCAAAAAATCATAGATAAAGGTGATTTTGAAAGTTACGACCACCTTGAAGAAATGGTTAGAGAAGCCCTACAAGTTGGTGAGGTAGACGCCGGAACCGCAGATGTATTCTCTAATTTAGATGACGTTTTGGAAGAAGACTTCCGTCATCCAATCCCTATGGGTATACCGGGTATTGATAACCTTTTAAAGGGTGGTATCGCTAAAGGTGAGTTGGGTGTTATTTTAGCACCTACCGGTGTGGGTAAATCTACACTACTCACAAAAATCGCGAACCACGCATTTAATCTCGGATATAACGTTCTTCAAATTTTCTTTGAGGACAACCCCAAAATTATCCAAAGAAAACACTTCACTTTGTGGACAGGTATTGCTCCCGATTTGTTGTCTATGCATAAGGACAAAGTCATTAGTAAAGTACAAGAAATTAAGGAGAACGCACCTAACAAACTTATCCTAAAAAAACTCCCTTCTGACACTTTGACAATGAATCAAATTAAGAATCAGATTCGTAAAATGATGGCGGAAGGTAATAAGATTGATATGGTCGTTTTGGACTATATTGATTGTATCGTACCTGATAAAAATTTGGGTGACGAGTGGAAAAGTGAAGGTTCGGTTATGAGAGGATTTGAATCAATGAACCACGAACTAAACATTGTCGGATGGACAGCCACACAAGGTAATAGAAGTTCTATTTCATCTGATGTCGTAACCACAGACCAAATGGGTGGTTCTATCAAGAAAGCGCAAGTAGGACACGTAATTATTTCTGTTGCTAAGTCACTACAACAGAAAGAAATGAACTTAGCAACTATCGCGATTACAAAGTCTCGTATTGGTAAGGATGGTGTTGTATTTGAAAACTGTAAGTTTGATAACGAAATGTTAGAAATTGATACAGAACAGAGTGTTACTTTCTTAGGGTTAGAAGAACAGAAAGAAGAGAGAAATAAAGAAAGAATTAAAGAACTCCTTGCAAAGAAAAAACAAAGGGAAAATAAATAATAAATCTTATATTTAATATGGAAAACTTAAATAATATGTTAGAAAAGGATATACGTTACGTAATTAAAAGAAGTGGAAATAAAGTTCCATTTGAAAGTGAAAAAATTGAAAATGCGGTATTAAAGGCGATGGGTAGTGTTGGTATGGTAGACACTGAGATGGCAGAAAAAATCGCTAGAATTTCATCTAAAGCCTTATTCAGAGGTAATAAAGATAGAGTTCCTCATGTTGATGAGGTACATGACATGGTTGAGAATAAGTTGATGGACAACGGTCTTAATGATGTCGCTAAGGAATATATCGTATATAGAGCAAAACATATGCAAAATATATTTGCGAAAAGAGTAAACTTAAAACCATACGATTACCCAAACCTCAACGACTATGTTGACGCAATAAGACACTCATACTGGGTTCATACGGAGTTTAATTATACGTCAGATATACAAGACTTTAAGGTTCATCTTAATGAAAAAGAGAGGTCAGCAGTCCAAAGAGCGATGTTGGCAATATCTCAGATTGAGATTGCGGTAAAAACATTTTGGGGTGACATTTATAAAAGAATGCCAAAACCAGAAATTGGTAATGTTGGAGCCACTTTTGCTGAGTCAGAGGTGAGACACGCAGACGCTTACTCACACTTAGTTCAACTATTAGGATTAAATAAAGAGTTTGAAAACTTACTACAAGTACCAGCAATTCGTAGAAGAATTAAGTACTTGGAAAAGGCGATTGTAAACTCTAAAGCTGTTGAAAACAAAGAATACTTTGAGTCTGTAATCCTATTTTCTATGTTTGTTGAAAACGTATCACTATTCTCTCAATTCTTGGTTATTATGTCATTTAATAAGCACAAGAATAAATTAAAAGGAATTAGTAATGCCGTAGAAGCAACATCAAAGGAAGAAAACATACACGCGGAATTTGGTTTTGATTTGGTTAATCTGATTAAGGAAGAAAATCCTGATTGGTGGACTGAAGATTTAGTTGAAGACCTAATAGACGCCACACTAGAAGCTTATGATGCTGAGGAAGAAATTGTAAATTGGATTTTTGAAAATGGAGATTTAGATTTCCTAACTAAAAAACAAACTATGGAGTTTATAAAGCACAGATTTAATGTATCATTAAATTCAATTGGTATTGATAGTGTCTTTAAAGTTAATGAAACTTTACTTTCCACTACTGAATGGTTTGACGATGAAATCTTAACTACAAAACACACTGATTTCTTCAACAAAAGAAGTATTAACTACAGTAAAAAATCAAAATCAATTACATCTAACGACTTATTTTAATAAATTACAATATACAATGAAAGAGAGAAAACCATTTGATTGGATTAACGAGGAGTCTATAACATTTCTTCGTAGAGGATATTTGAGTGAAGGTGAAGAACCTTTAGAAAGAATTAGAACAATAGCTGACCATGCGGAAAAACTTTTAGGCATGGAAGGATTTGCAGATAAATTTTATGATTACATGAGTAAGGGATGGTACTCGTTATCATCACCCGTGTGGGCTAACTTTGGTAAAAAACGAGGTTTACCGGTGAGTTGTTTTGGTTCTAATATCGGAGATAATATTGAATCTATTCTCCATACACAGGCGGAAGTAGGTGAAATGAGTAAAATGGGTGGAGGAACCTCAGGATACTTTGGTAATATTAGAGAGCGTGGTGCTGAAATTACAGATAACGGACACGCACCTGGTGCGGTTCACTTCATGAATCTATTCCAAAGTGTCGTAGATAACATCTCACAAGGTTCAACTAGAAGAGGTAGGTTTTCACCTTACCTACCTGTTGAACATCCAGATATTATGGAGTTTTTGGAAATAGGTACTGAAGGTTTCCCAATTCAAGACTTAACACATGCGGTCACAGTTACTGACGATTTTATGTACGATATGATTGAAGGTAACGAAGAGAAAAGAGCAATATGGGCTAAAGTTATACAAAGAAGAGGTGAAATAGGATATCCATACATTATGTTTACCGATACCATGAATAAAAAATCACCTGAAGTATACCAAGATAAAGGTGCTAAAATTTACAACTCTAACCTGTGTTCTGAGATTGCATTACATAATTCGGAAGAAGAGTCATTTGTTTGTGTTTTATCATCTATGAACGTACTTCATTATGATGAATGGAAAGACACTGATGCCGTTGAAACTATGACATATTTCTTAGATGCAGTTGTTACTGAATTTTTGGATAAAATTGAAGATATCAGAGACGATGGTACTATTGAGGGTAGAAGAGGATTTTTATACTTAGAAAAGGCTTATAATTTCGCGAAAAGACAAAGAGCACTTGGATTAGGTGTTTTAGGTTGGCATTCTTTACTACAATCAAAAGGTTTAGCTTTTGATACGGTAGATAGTGCAAAATTAAACGTTGAAGTATTCAAACTGATAAAAGAAAAATCATACAAAGCGTCTGAAGAATTGGCTAATATTTTTGGGGAACCTGAGTATCTTGAAGGTTATGGTAGAAGGAATGTTACCTTAAACGCAATAGCACCTACAACATCGTCCGCATTTATTTTAGGTCAAGTATCACAGTCAATTGAACCGATATGGTCTAACTGTTATGTTAAGGATGTTGCTAAGATGAAAGTTACTATTAAAAATCCTGTTCTTGAAAATCTTTTAAAAGAGTTGGGTAAAGACACTAAAGAAGTGTGGGATAGTATTAAAAAAAGAGATGGGTCTGTACAACACTTAGATTTCCTAAGTGACGAACAAAAAAACATATTTAGGACTTTTTCCGAAATTAATCAGGCATCAATCATTAACCAAGCCGCGATAAGACAAGACTTTATTGACCAGTCACAATCTTTAAACTTAATGATTTCTCCTGATATGCCAACAAGAGATGTAAATAAGTTACTAATAGATGCTTGGAAGTTAGGTGTAAAAACTTTATACTATCAACACTCTATGAACTCAGCACAGGCATTTGCTAGGAAAAAATTGAATTTAAATGACCTACAATGTGTTGCATGTGAAGGATAAAAATTAAAACCCGTCAACTAAGACGGGTTTTTTTATAAAAATACTATACTGAATATTTATTAATATGGCTATATTAAATCAGACGTATGGTGTTCAGTTTCCTTTTAAGGAAAGTCTTGAAGGTAATTATCTTAGATTAACTAAAGAAGTTAGTGATGAGGTAAGGACTAACTTATTACATTTAGTATTAACAAGAAAAGGTAGTAGATATTATTTACCCGACTTTGGTACTAGAATATATGAATTTATATTTGAACCGATGGACGGACCTACTTTTGATGCAATTAAATCAGACATACAAACGGCAGTAAAAAAATACATACCAAACCTAATATTAAATGACATTAGTATAAAACCCTATACCGACGATGATAAAAGTCCAATTGGGGAATTAAATATAGAAGACCAAGACTCAACATACGAGATGTTTGATATATTTAGAACTGCTGGTGAAGGTGTGGATGAGTATACCGCAAAGGTTAGGATAGACTATTCAATAAAAAATTCTACTTTTGAAAGTAGAGATTTCATAATAATTAATATATAATCTAAATGGCTAATCGTAAGATATCGTATACCGAAAGAGATTTTGAAGGACTAAGACAAGACCTGATTAATTTTACAAGACAATATTATCCGGAATTAATTGATAATTTTAATGATGCTTCGGTTTTTTCAGTCTTTTTAGATTTAAATGCCGCGATAGGTGATAACCTACACTATCACATAGATAGAAGTATACAGGAAACTGTATTACAATACGCACAACAGAAGTCGTCAATTTACAATATTGCGAGGACTTATGGGTTAAAAATACCAGGTAACCGACCCTCAATATCGCTGTTGGATATATCAATAACTGTACCTGCATACGGAGACCAAGAAGATAGTAGATACTTAGGTGTTATAAGGTCTGGCTCGCAATTTTTAGGAGGAGGTCAGATATTTGAAAATGTAGAAGATGTGGACTTTAGTACACAGTATAATAGTAAGGGTTACCCTAATAGGACTAAAATACCTAATTTTGATTCTAACAATAGAATTGTAAATTATACAATAACTAAAAGAGAAGTTGTGGTTAATGGTACAAGTAAGGTGTTTAAAAAAGTGATTAATGCAAATGACGTTAAACCTTTTTACGAATTCTTTTTACCTGAAAAAAACGTTATAAGTATAACCTCAATCATACAAAAAGACGGTACAACATACTCAAGTCCACCAACATATGATGAATTTATTACTGCACCTGATAAGTGGTATGAGGTAGATGCATTGGCCGAAAATACCGTATTTATTGAAGACCCGACTAAAGCTTCTGATGACCCAGGTATAAAAGTTGGTAGGTATATAGAGACCGAAAATAGATTTATTTCTGAATACACACCTGAGGGATATTGTAGAGTTCAGTTTGGAAGTGCAACAGTAACGGCAGATGACCAACTTGCACAGTTTGCAAGAACAGGGATGCCAGTAAGATTACAAGATTATCAAAATAATATAGCATTAGGTAAAACAGTTAAGGCAAATACTACGTTATTTGTTAAATATAGGATAGGTGGTGGTTCATCGTCTAATATTGGTGTTAATACAATTAATCAGTTAGGTACTATTAACTTCTCAGTTACAGGACCATCAGTAAGTATTAATCAAAATGTTAGACAAAGTTTAAGATGTAACAACGTAACCGCGGCGATAGGTGGAGGTGACCTACCAACGACAGAAGAAGTTAGAAATATGGTAACTTATAACTTCGCGGCTCAAAAGAGAGCGGTAACAATAAATGACTACAACTCTTTAATTAAAACAATGCCAAATAGATTCGGGGCACCTGCAAAGGCATCTATCACTGAAGAAGATAACAAAATTAAAGTTGAAGTATTGTCCTACGATACGAACGGAAAATTAACAGGTAATGTATCAAACACACTTAAGGAAAATATCGCAAATTACTTATCAAACTATAGAATGATAAATGATTATATTTCAGTGAGAAGTGCACAGGCAATAGACTTAGAGTTTGAGTTCTCTGTTGCGATGGAATCAACAGAAAACCAAGGACAGGTTATTACTAACATTGTTAATAGTGTGGAATCATATATGTCACCAAGAACTAATTTATTAGGTAAGAACGTTAATATATCTGATATACGTAGAATAATACAAGACATACCAGGTGTTAGTACATTAGCGGAAATTAAAGTGTTTAATAAAACGGGTGGACAATACTCTTCATCTGAAACTTCACAAAGGTATTCAGATAGTTCAACAAAACAAATAGAGTTGATAGATGATACTATCTTTGCTCAACCAAATCAGATATATCAAGTAAGATTCCCTGAGAAAGACATCAAAGTAAGAATAAAAACACTTAAAAACGTAGATTTCTCGTAATCTATATTTAGTATACTTTTATTTTTTTAATTTTAAAATTAAGATAAATAACTATTTATCTTAAAAGTAATTCTATGCCAAAATCATATAGATTAAAAACCGAAGTCGGTGTTGATAAAGAAGTCAGAATAAATATAGAACAAGACTTCGACTTCTTAGAGATTTTGTCTTTAAAATTAAGACAAGAGGATTTGTATGATAGATTTTGTGCGGATTATGGTATTGTGGTTGGTAGAGTAGTTGCTAATGGGGGGTTTGGAGTACCAAACGCTACGATATCGGTATTTGTACCATTAGATAGTGTAGATGAAAATAATCCAGTAATATCTACACTATACCCATACAAAAATTTAAAAACAAAAAGTGATGACGGTTATAGATATAACCTCTTACCTTATAAAAAAGAATATGGTGGACACACACCAACAGGTACTTTTCCGGATAGAGAGGATGTACTAACAAGAAAAGAAGTATTACAAGTATATGAAAAATATTATAAGTATACTGTAAAAACTAACGAGTCGGGTGATTTTATGATAGTTGGAGTACCTGTTGGTCAACACAAATTAGTTATGGATTTAGACCTATCTAACATGGGTCAATTTTCTTTAAGACCCGCAGATTTAGTTAGGATGGGAAGAGGTGTTCCAACACAATTTAATGGTCAGAATTTTAAGGCGTCAGAAGATTTAGATAGTTTACCACAAATAGTTAATAGTGTAACAGAAATAGAAGTAACACCATTTTGGGGTGAAAACGACATATGTGATGTAGGTATTACACGCTCCGACTTTGACCTAAGAGACTTGGGAATTGAAATCCAACCACAAGCGGTTTTTATGGGTTCTTTATTTAGTAGTACTGAAGACGATTTCCTTAAAGGTAACTGTAAACCAAAAAACGATTTAGGTAAACTTTGTGATACTGTTGCAGGTCCTGGACAAATTTTAGCGTTGAGACAAACAATAGATGTGGACAGTGAAGGTCAGCCGATAATTGAACAACACTTCTTAGAGGAAGGAGGTAATGTTATTGACGATAATGGTGCGTGGATGGTTGACTTACCTATGAATATAGATTACGTAACAACCAATGAATTTGGTGAGCAGGTAATATCGTTAGACCCAACAGTAGGAATACCTACAAAAGGTAGATATAGGTTTAGAATAAAGTATCAAAACGAAAGTGGGTTAAAAAGTGATATTATAAGGGCGGATTACTTAATTCCAAATATAAGAGAACATGGATGGACAGGAACAACTATAGAAGATATACCTGAAAATCAGGCGGAAAGAAGGGCATATCTTGAAACACTTATACCTACAGACGAAGAAAGAAATAAATCTTACGCGTTTTCACTAAATTGGGATGATTACCACGATAAAATTGCCGCTATAAATTGCGAAGATAGTTTTTATCAGTTTAGTTATAATAAAGTTTATACAGTTGCATCACATTTGGATAGATTTAAATGGGGTAGAAACAGAATAAAACACTTAGGTATTAAAGAAATAAATGACAAAACATGTCAGAGTGAAAATAACCCATTACCTGTAAATGACGCACAGAGAAACGGTAGTATCTTAGTATTTCTATTTAATTTTCTGATTTCAATACTCACACTACCACTAATATCATTATTAGTGGTGGCCCATGTTATAACATTGATATGGCCATTAGTTAGAGCGATAATAATAGTTATAAAGGCGATAATTAACTTTGTATTATATAGTATATGTTTAATCGTTGCATTCTTCTCAAGAAAAAAATCAAAAGAAGACTGCGTTAAAAAAGAAATAACACCACCACCAAAAGATAGTCCATTTAGTAATATAACATTACCAATGTTAAGTTATCCTGATTGTGAGGCATGTGCATGTGACTCAGGGATACCTGAAGAGGAAAGTAGTGATACCGCATCACAATTAGAAAGTTATGCGGATGAAGTTAATTTTGGACCATTAATTGATGCGTCTTATACTGAACTTTATCAGGGTTCATTTGGTCCTGAGAGTGTTGGGGATGACCAAGACTGTGACGGTATTGCTAGTGCGGAGTATAGAATAACCGCTAAAAGTATAATGTCGGCGGGTTATGATGAATATAGTAAAAATGGTTATTATACTAGGCAATTAAAAGAAGAGGGAGACGGTATTGAAGACTGTGATTGGTCAGTTGCTAATTCTTTTAATAGGAGAGACCAAGTACAGTGGTATAAATCACCGGCATATCCTGTTGTTAAAGGTAATAATGTTAGGATAAGATGGAAAAGTGGGTCTCAACCTACATGGGCACAGGCACTTAATTTATTAAATCGTAGAAAAATGTATTTCGGTGAGTCTGCAATTGCAACCAATAAATTAGACGCTAACGGATGGGACACGTCAAGTGAAGGTGAATATCCAGCACCTACAGATACTTTAGAGTATAATAGAAGAACTACTACTTGTATAAAGGGTGAAATACTGAATAATCAGATACCTGGTGCTTCAATACAACCACCATCTAATACTTTTAATAGATGGTTAGATAATGCGTTTATTATGGTATTGGACCCAGGAGAAACGATGGAAAATGGACAACTTTTCTTCTTCAATAATCCACAAAATATTAATGACCCGAACTATGTAGCATTTCCTGATGGTAATCAATTTGATAATACCGGTATAACAGGTACTTGTGAAGGTAGTGAAACTTCATATATTAATAAAAGCTTAAGATATGTAGATAGACAGGGTACGATAAAAAATGTAACAGTACAGTTGTATAATACCGCAACTACAATGTCGTATGATTTTAAATCAGGAGTAGAATACTTCCAATGCATAAAGACGTTTAGTATTTGGGATATTTTCTCTAAAGGAGAGCCATCACAAAATAGCAATGCGTGGAATACAAGATATAAAAGATTTAGTGGTGACGATAACAGTTCAGAACCTGATGGGTATAATAACGTAGCTGCAAGTGCATTAGTTAGATATATAACTGATTATTATCAAACATATGGTAATAACTGGAATGGAGAAGAAATGGGATATAGTGAATCTATAACTAAAAGCACATCTAATTATGGTTCAATAGCACCTGAAGATTCTGGTAGTATAAGAATTGTTGTTGCGGTTAGAGGTGTTGACCCGTATATGCCAAGACAAAGGATTAAATATGATTTATCAAAGTTATTTGGACATGGAGTAAATAATTTACATGATTTTTCTAACACAGTAACAGTCACCGGTGATTACTTTTTAAATATACCTATACAGGCCAATGATGACATGATGAGTAATCCTCCTTGGAGGAATGATGATTATACTGCCATTGCTCACTATAGAATATGGCAAGAAAATCTAAACAATAAGAATAAATTGTATTTCCATAATTGTGATAATAATGGTAGAAGGTATAACTCTTCAGATACTATAGTTGGATATGATTTTAATACTAACTTATGGCATAAACCATACTTATTTACACCGGACGAAGATTTATGGCAAGAGTTTAATACCTACTGCCCAAACAAATATATTTCACTCGACAAACAGTTCACAGAAGTAAGAAGAACATATAGTTCAGGGTCATCTAACCCTAATGGTTCATTTGAAAGATGGATGGGAATGTTCGGTAATGGGGTACACACACCTAGTGGGTTCTCTGATTATTTAGGAACTAATGGAGGTAATTTACCCGGACTAAACTCAGGTAAATTTCCGAGATATGGGATAAACTCATGGGTCCAAAGAAGTATTGAAGGATGTGGATATCAGTATAATTATAGAGGGCCAAATAACCCGGATGGGGATGATATGCAAACAAATTCAGATGGTAGAAGAAGACAGTTATCCGCTAATGGTAATAGACAGTTAATAACTGTTTCACCTTTATATTTACCTGAAGATTATAAAGATGGTGATGAGAGCCAAGGTGTACCACACACTAAAATGGTTAATAGTCAAAAAATATTATTCCGCTCAGATAGAATACCATCATCTGATAATTTTGACTCACCAGATTTTGGAGTATTCGTGGCAAGTAAAAAGATACAATATAGAAGATACGCACTACATTTAAATTTAAGACAACAGTTATTTTTAGCTGAAGATGACGGAACAGTTACCGATATTGCCGGTTCTATAGTACCTACAGATGCTAGTGGTGCCTATGAAGATATGATTGAAGATACAAACTGTGAAACATCTTTATTGTTGTCTTCATTTAATTGTGATGGTATGGTACCGTTAGGATGTTATAGTGGTGACGGAGAAAACTTTGGTATAGAACAACCATGTGATATACCATTAGACTTAGAATTTAATATACAAGGAGACCAAAGACTTAATAAGGGTTGTTACACTTTTGTAATTAAAAAACCGGTTAAGACTTTAAGGGCGGATATTGAAATGTTTTTTGAATACCGTACAAGAATGAGATTTATGTTTGCGGTATGTCAGGGAGTTATAGGAGAGTCATTCCAAAACAACTGGTTAAACGGTACATTATATATGCCCACATTCCAAAAACAAACATTATATGGTAGTGAAAGTGAAGTTAAAAGGTATAGGTATTGTGGTGACCCACAACAACCATTTGCCGCGTTAAGAAGACAGGGACCAATTTATTTTAATACCGATACTAATTCTTTTTATTATAGGTCAACACCATTTGATGATAATACAAATCAGTTTGTGGGTCAGGTACCTAGTAGAGATTACTATTACGGACAAAACTTAAAGAATATATGGTTCCCAACAACTATTATGGAATTAGGTCCGAGAGACGAATTTACAAAAGAAATTGCCTTTTCTCCTGAGTTTGAGGGTTATATAATTGATACTATTAAATCTACATCTTATCAAAACCCAACTGACGTTGTAAACTTATTCCTACTATCAAGACTTGCAAATACTAGTTTCTTAGAACAGTTCTCAAATACAGGAGACGCGTCTATAGGACAATTGTTCTCAAGGGCTGATGGCACTGCTTTAAGCAGGTTCTTCGACGCAAGAGTTGATGGTGACTTCTCACAGATGGTTAGTATTAACTCTGAGTATGGTGTTGTCCCATTTTTAGATGGTAATTACTGTGATGATGCAATCACAGTTCAAGACGATAGGTTTGGTATATGGTTTAGTTCTAATACTATAGATAGAAGGGTCTTAACTAATGGGGTTACCACTTTTGGTGATAACCCTGAAGGTCCGGATAATTATTTTGGCTATCCTAAGACACAAATAGTTCCTTATTACATGTGGTATATAAACAATAACGGATTGTTTGGTACTGAATATAATAATTGGCAGACTGAATACATTTTCTCCTCTAAGTATCAGGGTGATGACTTCTTTGAGGGAGGACAACCATATATGAAACCTAATTATGGTTATGGTAGAGGGCATATCTTTAATAAGAGTGCTGTTGACCCTGAGTATGATTCTTACCCTATCAATAACGAGAATAGTAACAACTTTAAGGTTGGTTCTCCTTTTTATTTTTACTTTGGTTTGAAGAGAGGTAAGTCAGCAATGAACAGATACATAAAAAAATATATTTTTAATTTATAATGAGTAATCAAAAATCATCTGAAATTAGAATTGTTAGGGGTGAAGACAGATTTGCTGGCGCGTCAAACTCTGACTTATCTATTAATGTTGATTTAAATAATAATAAAAAAAATATAATAGAGGGTGACAGGTCAATAGTAGTAAATGTTGAGGAAAGGTTTGATAAAGAAAGACAAGAATCTACTAAATTTAGAATTGCGGGTAAAATAACAAATATATTTAATAACACAATAAGTGGACAAACGACTTATGGTCCATTTCTTAATTCTTTGTATTATGTTGATGTATTAAACTCCGTTGAAAACGGTGCACCATGGAAAGGATACCCTCAGTATGATGAGTTTACATTTTATCGTACAAGAGGGATAGACGGTCACGTACCTTTCGTTAATAAAAGTGCCACGACATATAATTGGTCTGTTTATGTTTCATATGCTTCTGGTAATGAAACCGAACAATATTTAAAACATACCGTTAATTTTAGTAGTGGTTCATCATCAAACACTTTTGTTGTTACTGACGGTGTACCGTATTATATTCTTAATAAAACAGATAGAGGTAAAAGTTTAATTACTTTTTATTGCGGTTTTAAACACAACCTTTCTGTTGGTGATTGGATTTACACTAAAGACGTTATTGATGGTAAACAATATTTTGAAGTATACAGTATAGGTAACGAGTCTTATGGAAATGAAGATACGGTATTTTCAATATTTAATTATGGTTTTGAAGACCCGCTATTTGGTGACTATGCTGTGGGTAACTTTAAAAGAGTTGGTGACATAAATAATAAAACCGAAACCACATCTGAATATTATATTAGAAAACACAAAATACTAACTAAAAATAGTTTTTCTGACATTACAAAAATGGGATTTGAAAGGAACCCATTTCCGATTAAGAAGCAATTAGAATATTCAGGACTGACACCCAATCAAGTTCAAAGAACATCAATAAAAGACGGCTCCACTACGGTGGGATACTCTTTTGATAAAGATATTGATATTAGTGGTCTTAAAGACAACCAAGATAGACCCATTACCGAGTTATTTGTAACAATACTTAATAGAGGTTATATGGGTTGGTTTAATAACCCATACTTAGTTAATAACACCACAGGTATACAAGTGGGGTGGGATTTAAATTTTAAAGACAATCAAATTGATAGTTGGTGGAATGTAGGTAATGTCCTTAATAGGGATGATATACCTAATAATTTTTATCAAATAGGTAGTAAAAAATTTCATTATAATAAAACATTACCAATAGGTCATGAAATCATGGGTGCGGTTTGTGAATATAATGATTATGAACAAGTAGAGACTGTGTTAAGTAAAATACATCATAAGATATCCTACAACCCTCAGATATTTGATAATAATAGTGTTAATACATTACCTGATGGTTACACATATGAACCGCACTATACAGTACCTATAAGGGTTTATTCTGATTTTATAGAGACAGGGGATAAAGATAAGGTGGACTTAGTACCTGACTATGCATTCTTTTCAAAGTATAATAATCAATGGAGATGGAGAGACCTCTATAGTTATGGTTATATAGACTCAAACGGAAACGGTTTAAATACTCCTTTTTTAAATGGATGTCATTACCCATTTAAAGAAATATTATTTTTATTAACACCGATGAAGAGAAATATAAACTTGTTTAATGACATAATATTTGCACCAATAACTGACGATTGTGAATAAGTACAGACTTAATTTTAATAGTAACGATAAGTACATCAATATACCAATACAAATTAAAACGGATTTGGTTGGTAGGGATGACTTAATAGATGTTTATGAAGAGGATGTTATAGAACAAGTAATTAATCCTATTGAGGATTTTGAGGTTACTAGATATGCGCACAAGAATTGGACTTATCAGGGTAATTTTAAAACAAGTATAGAATATAAATTTAATTTTTTTGATAGGAGTGTTAGTATAGATGACGCAACCACAAGTAGATGGATTAGTGATTATGTCTTCACAGAGAACCCAAATTTTACTGGTACATGTTTTAACGAGGCTGAAATATATTACACTGCAAATTCATTCAAGAGGAGTTTCTTCAAATTAGATTTTTATGACACTATTGATTCAGAAACACAACAAATCTATTTAACGGTTATAATACCAACACAACAAGGTAAAGAGAGACTTTCAAGTACGACACCCTTTAGCGGTAGTACGGGACCTATATCAGGACCTACTATCCCTGTGGTATTACCCGATACCTCTCCTGCTGGTGGTAGGGCAGGTTCGTCCGTAGTATCTAAATCTGCTAAAGTTTATAATGATAAACTAAATGAGATATTGGTAAAAAATGAGGGTTTAAAAAATAATCAAAAAAAGATGAACCCTGGTAATATCGCTTATAAATCTCAGTTACAATTTGAATTAGATGAAGTTAAAAGAAAGGCGGAAGAAACGAATAAAGAAACTTATGGTGGGTTAATTATTGATAGAATAACACCTGGACCGGGTGATTTTGGAGATGGAGGGGGAGGTGGAGGACCGCTATTCCCAACAGGGGATGATGGTGTAACACCAATAGACCCAGACCCACCTGGTGAGGGAGGAGACGTAAACCCTAATCCACAAGGTATAGGAACAGGAGCGACGCCGGTCTTAACTATCGCACCACCTAACGTAGATATAAAGTTACCTGATTTTGTATTGGATTATATAGGTGATAAAGAAGGTTATTTCATATACTGGTTGAAAAACCCAACTTATATTAATATAGATACTTTATATATGGGTGCTAAGTTTTTTAACGCAAAAACGGGACAGTTTATAAG